CAAGGGTGCTCCACCAGCCCCCGCATTCGCAGGAGCGAAAGAGGTGGATGCTTGCGGAGGAGAGGTCGCTGTATGAGGATGGTGGTAAGACTCACGGCTCTACTGGCCACAATCAGTAAACCCCCACCGGTGCAATGCACCATTTCTGGCCAAGGGACCACTTCCCAAGCGTCTAGTCCTCAAACACTGAAGAGCCATAAGCGGCAAGCTCTTTAAGGACTAGATCTTCTCTTATACTGACGTAATCTGCAGGCAGAAAACGCAGTTCTTCTTCTCCCCTACGCGCGGGCACTTTCAATGCCCTCAACTGACTAAGGTACGTCAGATGAGACCAAGGCTTCGCAGCCTTGTACGCGTAGGTCCGACGTACACAGCCCACCGACGGTCTGTATACGTCCCTCTTCCTTCCTCCCTCCCGACCGAAAGCCCATTGGTGCAGGAACATGGCTATCTGCTCGTCGGGATCTAACTGCCTACGGACAGTCAGAAGCAATGTGGAAAGCTCGTTGGGAGCCTCCGGTAGACAGGTAAAATGCCTGTTCCACATTGACCTACCTCGCTCATGAGCGACGTAGGACCTCGGATTTAGCCGAAGCTGGGATGGAAGGAAACCCCATTTCTTACCGATTCTGGACCTGATGAAAGCATCAGTCCAAGCGACAGACCCGGCGACCGCCTTTGCAGCGTGTAGCATCCCGGGGTAATCGGTAAGAAAACCACCTCTGCGCAAGTGACGTATCTCACGCCACTTGCCCCCTCTGCCTTTCAGAAACGCGGTCGAATTGATTTCTACAACCGTTTCTGATCGAATAGTCTTCAGGTCATTCAACTTGTACCCGCTAGGGTAATCTGAGACTTCGAGATAGCGGTTAGACGACACCATGGTGTCGTCGCCGTTAACAAGGACATTCCCTTCTTCCCCGCGAAGCGCCCAACGCGCAGCGAGGTAAGAGTGAAGGGAAAGGAGGGGAAAGCAGAGGTAACTCCCCATCATCTGCCCGTGCGATACTTCCCTTTCCTCTCCGCCACAATCAATCAATGGTCGGAGTGACTGAAACGCGCGTACGCGCAACGGTCCAGGAATCTTGCGGCTCCTACTAAGTAAAGAGCCAAGTATCGCCTCTGTCACATCTAAGGACAGGTTGTCTGAGGCGCTCACCAGATCAACTGAGGTCTGGCAAGGGTAAACACAGGCAGATGAAATTTTCTTCTCCGTCGGAGGTCCGACAAGGCGCCACTTCTGCCGCATCAGATGGGCTTCAATGACTTTGTGCAAGGGTGCTAGTACTTCGGTGGTCTCGTCATAGATCACGAGAGGCCTGCACTTACCAGCACTCAGGACTTCCTTGTACCGGGCTCTAATAGGTTGATCGACCGGGATAGATCTACCTAAAAGGCACTGTCGACGGAAATCTTTTCCTTTACCGCGATAATGATGGTCGGCTCGTTTCGCCGTCATCCTCGCGGTAGGGTTAGGTACATGACGCCAGACAAAATCGTCATAATCCTGGTCCCATCCCAAAGGAAAGATACGAGAAACCTCACGCCGAACGAAGCGGAGGTACTCGGGAGAAGAGGAGGGGGGTGTTGAGAATGCGTTCTGTTCCCAATCAGAACGCACGGATGGCGAATGCTGCCTGCAACCTTGAGGAAGGTTGCGTTTAATTGACGCGATAGAATGGGCTAGTTCCCATCGCTCGTGTTTCAGCAATCGCATCAGAGGAAGAAGGCCGTCAGAGTCTCTAGTCCGGCATTGCCGTCTAGGGAAGCTGACGCTTGCCCTCTTCTTCCCCTGAAGGAGAAGATAAGAGAGATACTTGTTAAGATCCTTAGTCTGAAGATCCGGCAGTTCGCATACAGGAATCCTGTATCGAATCCGAATGAGCTTCAGACCGTTGGAAATGGTCTCTCTTGTGTCGCAAGCGCTGCGAAAGCAGCCGCGACACGTTTGAGCCTCGGAACCAGTTGTGGGTTTAACCGAGGCGGCGGTGCACGTTGTACGTATACGTGTGCCAGACCTTGTCATGGTAATGCTTGTTAGCAGCCAGGTGACAGGGGGATCCTTTAACGG